AAAATGGCATTAGTTAAACTTTTGGCTCAGGCCGAAGCACAACCATCTATTGATAAAGCAAAGCTTCTCAGCGTAGAAGTTGAACCAGCAAGCAAGCGCATGAAGGTTCAATTAGCTAAAGGCTATGAAGTTAGTGGAGAGTTTATGGTTAAGTCCGTAGCTACCCATTATATTTCAGATGCTGATTATGACGCTATGATGCAGGCTATGGGTAATCCAGCTTTAGCAGTTGGTGAAATGCTTCAAGAAGCTATTTGGGCAAAACTAGAAGCAATGGCAGTTATTGACGTTCAGTAAGGATATATAAATGTCTAGTTGGGCGACAGGACCGTTTGGAACAGGGCCGTGGGGAGGTGGCGTAGATGTCGTCCTCAATGTGCCTAGAGAGTTTGAAGCACGTACTTCAAATCCTAATGAAATTTCTTTAACCTGGAAAAAACCAGTAGCCTACAATACCTCTTTAGAGATTGTTGTAGTTCGACGTAAAGATGCATTTCCAATGGAATTGTTCAATGATGACCTTCTATTCTTAGCAAAACAAAATGTATCTGGGTTTACAGATCCAGCACAAGTAGAGATCTTTAGAGGAAGACTTATTAGAGGAGTTAACGGGGTAGGAGCACCAAATCTATTTACAGATGCTTTGGCTACTTTTCCTACTGGCCCTTCTTTAAAAGGACGAATCTTAAGAGATTCACAAAGTCATAACTTTAGAATTATCAGTAATACTGCCACAACAATAACTGTAGAAGGTACGCCTTTTTCAGGTCAGTATGCTATCTTAGTAGATTTTCCAAATTCAAATCAACCAGCTATTAGTGGAACTTCTACAGCTGTAGGTACAGGATTTCTACGAGATACAACTAAGAACTTTATTAATGGTGAATTAACTGAAAGAATTCTAGTAGATCAAGCTGGTAATAGGTTTGTTATCTATTATAATCTTGGGGATTTATTTGGTGTATCAGGAACTCCAGTTGCTGGGGACTATACTGTCCTACAAGAATTTAATGATTTTATTAGTCCTTCTCAAACAGTTCGTGGACAGTTTCAATATATTGATGATTTCTTAAATAAAGAAGAAGCAGATATTAGAACTGGATCAGGACTAGAATCTGAACAGTTTTATTATTATACGGCCTTTAACCACAGGATAGGCAACAATGTTGCTCAATCTTCCTTTGGTATAATTGATTCAGCTAACTCAAGTCAAGCTTCTGCATTGTCGGTACTTGATAGAGAGTTTCATGAAATCCTTTTAAACTTCTGGCCTAATGTATTTAAGATTACAGATTCAACTGGAGACTTTGAAGATCTAATGAAGATCTTTGGTTTCGGTTTAAATGAACAGTATAGTTATGTAAATACCTTTGATTTGGTTAATCCAAATAGAATGTATTATAGTATCCTTCCTTCAATGGCTAAACAAACAGGTGTTGGATTAGCCGATACTTCTTTAGGAGTTGACACTTTAAGACGAATTGTTTTAGGGATGTTGCCTACCTGGAAGAAGAAAGGTACAAAACAAGGCATAGTAGATTTCATAAGAATAATCACTACTTGGGATGTAACTAACGGTACTGGAGATGCTTCAGAGATTACAGATGATATTCCTAATTCGGGATCATTAAGATTCTACGCAGATACATTAGGAAGTGATAATACACGTATCTTTGGCTTTAGATCTGCATTTAATAATAGCCCTTTTGTCTCTTATACTTACACCCCTGCAACAGGATTAATACAATATCTTGCTCCAGTAGATTTAAGTCAAGTGGAAATTGGGGATACTTTTGAAGACGGAGCTGGGAACATCTTTGATGTCCTAGCTGTTAATGATGCACTTAATCAGGTATATATTGACTTACTTCAAACAATTGTAACTGGTTCAAGAGGACATGTATTTAAAAAGACAGCTATTTCAGCTGCAGGAAGATTCTTTTCTACCCTACCAGGAGTTATCATCCCTGGATTCTTTGACTTCAATGAGTTTGTGGTACAAGTAAAAGATGTAGCACTCTTCGTTGGAGAAAGTGATGATATTGAAATTATTGGTAACTCAACAAAGATGACTGATAATACAGCCGCCTTTGGAGGAACTAATAGTCTAGTCGGAAATTTCTTGTTACCTAAGCAGGGACAAGTAAACGATATATTTGAAATTACAGCTAACACAGCAACTACAATTACGGTCAAGGGAGTTGTAAGGGATACAGAACCAGTAGGAGACTACGCAGTTTTATCCCCGCTGAATGCTAAACGGTTTCAAAAAATCATTCAGTTAATGGAGGATTTTTCTCCTTCATTCGCTAAAATGGGATTACAATTCATTGATTAATAGGAGCTAACGGAATGGCACTACCTACTAACAGTTTTAGACCTAAGAGATACTTTAGAAGTAAATTTCGTGAAGGAAAATACTTACTAGCTGCAGAGGCTTCAGACCTCCAGTTAGAAGTTCATGATCTACTTCGGGAGTTTATTAAACTCTCTTATGGTGATATAGCGGTTCAGACCTCATGGAAGGCTGACCAAATTTCGCTTACGCAGCTCAGATTAAGACCTGGCTCTGCATGGGATGGCGGGATTCCTTTCTTAATGAAATCAGGGACAGATCCTAAGATTATAGCAGGATCTTTGCCTACTGGTTTAACATTTACAGAATCGAGTGCAACTACCCTAGATGCAGGCGGGAAGAACTTAAATCTTTCTGGAGCACTAGCGGATAATACATACTCAGTAGTTCTTGAGGGTACAGAAGAAGTGGTACGTCCAGTTGGTACAGGAGCAGTTGATCCTTACCTTCAAGGTGTAAACGTTGGAGAAGAGACAGCTAACAAAGCTAGACTTATTTATAAGACCCACGTTATTCTTTCTTCAGAACTAACATCGAGTCCAAATTTTCCTTTATCCCCAACAGCTAAACACTTTGTAAATGAAATATCAGTTACTCCTCCACCTGGATTTCTATTAGCTTCTGTACCTATTACGCAAGATGCTAATGGTGCAGATATACGTATTACATTAGATAATGCTTTAGCTAAACTTCCGTTTTCAACAGATGCCCAAGATTACATCAATGGTATCTTTGTAGATTCCGATGGAAACGAAATGACGATTACAAGCATCTCGACAACAGATGCTGGAGCAACAGTTCAAATTCTTCTTGACCGAGAAATTGACTTTAACTCTCCTTTACCAAAAGCTGCTGTACCTGTTATTACTACTTCTATTCCTATCAGACTTATTAAGCGAGACTTTTATGTAAGTGCATCCAGTGGTACGCCACTAGGCAGACACTACTATAGAATCGCTGAATTTAGTTCAGTAGCCGGTTCACTAACCAGCTTAACTGACAGACGTATTGTTTCAGGGGTTAATACCTTTGGAGTAGATCATAATGTACGTTTAGTTGGTGGTGGGTTAATCAGCTGGAGTACAGGCACTAACTTAGTAACCTTTGATACAGATTTTCAAATTTCTATCCCTGGACTAGTCGGAAGAGCTATTATTGATTCTCCACCTGGAACTGTATCCTTGCCCCTTGATGGGCAAGTAGTATTTGTTTATTTAAATAGAAGAGCTACTGCTGATTACGTAGTAGCCCCAATTGTTGTTCTAAAAGAGAATGTACCCCCAAGTGTTGATGTATACGTTGTTATGGAACGTAAGTCTTCACGTATCTTCTTCCCTCATAATGGATCTATTGGAGATGGAGAAACAGGTATTCTAGGAGCATTCGGTGCCACCTTAGATAAGGATTTCTCACAAGATTTAATCATTGATGCTCTCACAGAAAATCAAATGGACGAAGTGTTTGCTGAGACCTTTGATAATCAAAATAACGTGGATTTAGCTAATACTGTTGGAATGATTTATGAGCCATTTAGTAAACAGTATAAAGCTACAGCAGCTGCAAGATATTTAAATTATGAAGCTGATGTATTACCAGATGATGGTTCATTACCTGTTGACGAAATATGGACACAGGTTGGATCACAATTAGATGCGGTTGGTGGTGGATTACTTACTCTTACAGATACATCTGTAGGAGATCAAATTGCATATCAGAGAACTGAATCAAATCAAACTACATTGTCTCAAGCAGATCATGAAGTTCGATGCCGACTTACATCGAATGGTGGACAAGGCGGAAACTATTTTCTTTATGAAATTAAAGATGGCGCAAGCGGTAAACATTTTGCTTTAGGTATTAAATCAACAAGTGCAGATTTAGTTGATGGTGCTGGATTAGTTCTTATTAGCGCGGTAGTAAATACCGCAGTAATGCATACTTACCGTATTGTTAAACTAGGAAATAGCGTAATACAACTATACGTAGATAATGTACTCTATGGAACTTTTCCTTATGCCTCTATAGTAACTGGTTCAGGTGGAGCAAGTACTATTAAGTGGGGAACTACAATTCCAACTACTTCAGTAGTGGACCTTGATTTTGTTCACTTTAATATATATCTCTCCATTTTACAATCTTTTGATGTATTTAGAAAAGGAAACGTATTCTATAATGGGTATATAATCCCAACTTCTGATGCTGCTCCTTGGGTTAAAATTGGTGGAGGGGGAGGTATTACCGAAACTATTACCAATAAGAAATTAGTATTGGTAGATGGTTCGGCTGCAGATCTCATTAACTATGAACGAGTAGAATCTTCTCTTATCCGACAAGGTGATGCTCAAATTGAAATGAGACTTAAGATTAATGCTGGTTATTCTGCCTTTCAAAGATTTGGAATACGAATTAAAGATGGTAAGAAAGACGTAGCAGCTTATATTAGAGATGTAGCAGGTCAGCTAAAAGTTGGTATGTATGATGGTGCTTCATTTACTTTAATTAGTAATGAATACAATATACCTACTGGAGACTTTGTAGTTATTAAACTAAAGAAACTTCGTGATGTTGGATATCAATTATTTGTTGATGGGTTAATTAAAGATTCTAATGCATATGATGAGTTCTCAGATACTACCACAGATAAGAAATTTATGTGGGGTTCTTATGATGTATTATCCAATTATACAACTACTGTAGATTTTACACAATATTCATTGCCTGGTTCTGAAAATTTAGCAGGAACACCTGTTCATGATTTCATGACTATTGTAAGTTCTGATGATCCATTCCCAAAGGTTTGGGCATCAACTGATGATGGTTATACTTGGTATGAATCTTTAGAAGGTGAACATACATCTATAACAGATTATGATACAGCAGGTGGTAATATCCTTGTTCGTATTATGCTATCGAAACTAGACTCTGTTCTAACTGATTATGGTATTTTATATAATAGAACTAACTTCGAAGTAGAAGGACAGTTTAATTATACTAAGTATATAGCAGTTGGTGGAGAAACAGTTGTTCCTCTCCCCTTTACATATAACCCTGGTTCAAATGAATTAGAAGTATTCTATCGTCCTTTCTCTTCAGGAGAAACCCGAAAGCTTACTTTACCTAATGACTATACAGAACCAAATCAAAGCAATATCTTAATTGGTTTTGCTTTGGCACTTGGGGATATCATTGAGGCTCGGAATAGTTTTATTCCTGATCCATTGATTCCGCCTCCTGTTAGATTCTTAGATCACGATCATGATGGAAGTCATGGCGAGAGTGATGTTCTTAACCCAACTCTTATCAATGTTACTGATTTAAATGTTAGTAACGATTTAGATGTTGGAGGAGATCTAACTGTTGCTGGAACAATTAATGGAACTTCCCCTCTTGAACTCTCTGGAGATAATACTGGAGTTTTAGTTGGAGATGATACTCTAGCAGTAGGTACTCTAGAGTTAGCACTTAGAACTGCTGCTGGTGGTACTCCTTCTATGAAATTAAAAAGAGGAACTACTGATTGGAAATGGCAAATAAATTCTTCTGGTGATATTGAATTATATGTTGGTGGCATTCTTAGAATGTCTATGCCAGATGGAAGTGATTTTAGAATACATACAATTACTCCTGATATTACTAATAGTTTTTATATTAGATCAAATGATCTAAGTGGAAATGGAGATTCCAAAATTGTACTAGAAGTAAATAATGGTGCTAATAGTTGGGATATCAATCTTGATAATAGCGATTCTGATAAACTTAAATTTAGTTATAATGGGCTAGAAAAGAAGATATTTCATTCTGGTACAACTCCAAGTGGTACTTCTGCTGGTTTAGGAGAATTAGCAAAATCTGCAGGATCAGGCTTATTTAGTACTTCTTCCAGTTCTTATACAAACGTTACAAATCTTTCAGTAACTATTGTAACTTCAGGAAGACCTGTTATGATTAGATTACAAGAATCAGGAGGAGTAGTCGGGAATTTATCAGGGGGAGTTCAAGTTGACGCTAATAGTTCTGATAGTACTCATGGAAGTATAAGCTTTTTGAGAGATGGAAATCAAATTCAAGAATCTAATCTTTTTACTTTTAATGATAATACTGGTTCTAATGAACAATATTATCCATCAAGTGCATTTAGTGTTATTGACCTTCCTGCAGCAGGGACATATACTTATAGTGTTCAGGCTAGGATTCAAGGTTCAACTGATGATATAGATGTTCAAGCTACTTTGGTAGTAATAGAGTTATAAGGAGGAATGTCATGATGAAAATTATAAAGTTTTATAGACTAAACACAAATAAGATTGAATCTCTTTCAGCTATGGAAGAGGATCAAATAGATATGGACTGGTTAGATAATAGACAATCTTTAGACTATGAAATAGTAAATTATGATGAGGCTACTTATCTTGCATTAAAAGCTCAAATGAGAGCTGATAGGATATAATATGGCAATCACAAAAGGCCGTCAAGGTAAATTCACAAAGAAATCTACAGACCTTAGCACTCCTGCTATAGTTCGACCTAAGATTTCTAGTGCAAGTCAAACTTGGATGGGGGCCGCAGATGTTGATAATAACAATCCTGAGACTTTTTATTTCCATTTGTTTGGTTCTGTACCAGCTGAAACTACTCTCTTTGTTTATGGAGACTTATATAATCAGGCTTTCTATACAGAATTAGGGCTACATAATCATGTAGTAAGTATTACTTCAGGTACATCAAATCAAAGTTTTAACCATACACATGTTGTTTCAATAGACTTTGGAGCACATAATCACGGGGATCATAATTTAGCAACTATCACAGGTTGGTTAAAAGGAGCTGATGCAAGTACACCTACTTCAGCTTCGATGCCTAACTCTACACATAACCATGCGTTAGAATCAGATGGTTCAGCTTCTGGATTTGGAGATCATAGACATACATTAGGTGTAGACAATGGTGATGGTGGTCAAAAGATTGATATTGATGGTGGTACATTAGTTTATCGTACTACATTTCCAACTACTGGCAATTTTATTATGGGAACAAATCAAGTTGATACAAGACTTACACCAGTAAGATTAAATGCCAGTTTTACATCTAACTCTCAGGCTAATAATACCTTATTTCAAGTAATGCAGAATCATACGCATCTTGTTTCTGGTAATACAGCTTCAGTGGGATTAGCACCAATAGTTGGTTCTGTACATACATCAGGAACTGCTCATTCATACTTCAATGCTCTTAAAATTGAAATTGATGGTGTTGATGTAACTGCTCCTTTACTTGTTCAAGCAGGTTTAGCAGCTTTTGGAGATGGTACAGCAGGACATGTTATTGTTACAACAGGAGTTGAATTAGACATTAGTGCTTATGTAAGCGTACCTGGACAACATAAAGTTAAGTTCTTATTAAATACTCTTTCACCAAATAATGGTGGAAAAGTAAGATATAACTTATACACATTATAATAGGGTATAATATGCAATCAAAAGAACAGCAAAGTCAAAAGACCCAACAAATAGAAGAGTTAATAAATCATGATTGTTCAAATGGGCGAGACATTCAAAAGAAAGTAAAAGCTAAACTTATGAAGATGGGTCAATGCTCAGAATCATTAGTAAAGGATTTACAGGCGATAAAGTTAGGGAGATAATATGGAACCATTATCCTGGTCAGCAGCAGTAGCCATTATAGGTTCCGTAGCTACTGTAGCCGTTACAATACTAAAAATCTTTAGTATGAAGAAGGGCGACGGAGAACTTTCAAAACCTAATGAAGATATTAAAGAACTTTTAAAAGCTCATGATGAAAGAGGAGACGAACTTAAGGCAAAAGTAGCCGTTATAGAAAATGAAATAGCCAATTTTCACGAGCGTTTAGAACGATTAGAAGATAATCTAGAGAAGTTACAAGATTTATTTCTAAAGATATTAACTGAAAAAGATTAATTGAGGAGAGAAAATGAATCCAATTTGGACAATATTAAAAGACGTTTTATCAATGTTCGCCCCAGGTCTTCAGGAGAAGATAGAGGTAGGAGCAAAGATAATCCCATTTCCAACTAAGTATAAACCTGAAGATGACGCAGAGCAGCCAGAGGAACAAACCTCTGAACCGGCTGGCTCGACGGTGGAACCTGAGAAAGGTACAAACCTATCAGAAAAGTTAATCGTCCCCATCGTCCTTCGTCGGACTATTAATGACGAGGGTTGTACTTTAATCAAAAAATTCGAGGGATTATGTACAAAGGCTTACAAGGATGTCATTGGGGTTGTTACGATTGGATACGGAAGTACTGGAGAACATGTTCAAATGGGGATGGAGATCTCTGAACAAGAGGCTGAAGACCTATTGAAATTGGATTTAGAACGATTTGAGAAGGGGGTAGAGAAGCTCGTAACCGTGGCTTTGACTGATAATCAGTTCGCTGCTTTGGTTAGCTTTAGCTTTAATTGTGGGTTGGGGAATCTTAAGTCCTCGACTTTATTGAGGAAGTTGAATGCTGGGGATTACTCAGGAGCGGCTATGGAGTTCCAGAAATGGAACAAGGCAGGCGGGAAAGTATACCCTGGACTTACCAAACGTAGGGCTGCTGAATCGGAGTTGTTTGGTAACTAGTTGATATCATTAAAGATATATGGTTGATCCTTTACTATAAACTATCAACTATAAACTATGCGTCTTTGTAGGGCGCATTGCGCCTTTTCAGGGGATGCAAGATGTTTGTACCTAACAGGGTACAAATATATTGAGTAGTGGTCTGTGGTGAATATTCACAGGCGACACTAAGGTACAAACCTATTGTTAATTATATTTATCATTAGTTAACGTTCTATACGCTAGTCCGTATAAATTCTCACTAAAACGGTAAAAGTACAAACCTATACGCAAGCATTACTGGCCAAATCTTTTATAAAATTATGTATATCAGTGATATTATTACAAAAGGTACATAAAAACCTTGATTAGTTATTAGTACCAATATATAGCTAACGTGTAACTTATTAGAATCATTAAGGAATAGTACTAGTTTTGATTATATAAGGGAAATAGAGGTACAAATCTACGGGTTTTTTAAGGTTTACAAAACCATGTAAAAAATATTTATCAAGTACAAACCTTGCCTTAGACCCTAACCGTACAAACTGCCAGGTACTTTGTTCTAACCTATTGAAATTAAAAGATTAAATAATGCCGTTAGTTCGATAGTGCAGAAGAAAGTACAAATCTATAGGGTATAATTAACCACTAACTTATGTATATTTGTTAAGTAAGTTAACATCAAAGTTTACAACTGGTACAAATATAAGACTATGAATAACGATTTTAAACGACACTAAAAGCTAATAGGTACAAACCTATTTCGTACTTAATTCCTAAGCTACGTATGGTTTTGAGTGAGTTTATCCCACTCTTTGGCTAAATCAACCTGTCTTTCCTCCCACTTAGTAAACCAGACATATGGCATCCCTAAGATAAAAAGCATATCGTGGGTAATCATTATTGCTGGTTCCTTCCCATCAGATTCTATTATCCAATTTCCCATCGTAATCTGAACCATATTCTCGACCATACCCGTAAATTCTAGTAATCCTTGCTCTATGATTCTATTGTAAGTACCTGAATTTATTATAGTATTTCCGATTATGTTAACACAAATCTTGGGTTCGGGGGGAGGCCAGAGAGTTAAATGCTTGGATGTATCAATTAGGATTGCGCTGGACATGTGTAGGAATACCTCTATAAGGCGTTTAAATGCCCGTGGTTAGCTTTGATTAAGCTTTGGGTAGTTCGGTATGGTTTGATTTAACCATTACTGGTTTATGGCTAAGGAAAGTATAAAGGACATACTTCTTATTGCTCTTAGGCTTATTGGCTCGATATACATACTCAAATGAGGCAGGAAAGATAGCTACAGACCCTTTTAAAGGTTTGATTTTATTAGAGAAATACTTAAATTCAGTTTCCCCGCCCTCTTCCACATCATTCAAGAAAACGATCAAAGTCAATACTCGGTGAACGGTATCTGACCCTATTCGATCACAGTGCCAATCATATTCATCATTATCGTTATTATCATAGGTCTGGATATAATACCCAGAATCGAAGAACTCATTTGAGATAAATCTTAGGGCTTCGTGGTCTTTATAAAAGACTTCAAGGGCCTTGCTGACCTGTGCAGAGAGCATTTGATCTACTTCTTTCCACATATCTAATGTGGATACAACCCTCATATCAGTAGACTTTTGAACGTCTATAGCCCCACGGGAGATAATACCAGGTATTTGTTGGTCTTTATTGTCGTTAAACATAGAGACTAATTTATCACATAAATCTACAGGTATCTGATCTTTGTAGGCCTTTATGAACTCGCTTTTAGGTTTCATAGGTATCTTGTATTCCTCTTATTCAAAGGGTATTTACATAGCTTACTGGATTCTTTAATCTTAGCCTTATACTTCTTAATAACGGCTGTTAAATCTAAATTCTTATTCTTCTGCCCATCCATGATCTCTCTCATGAATCTTCGGGCAATAACCCCTACATCACCCCAAAACATATTAACAGGACTAGCGATCTCCATGTTGCTATTCACGAACTTAAGCACTTCTTCATTGCTCATCGAACTTGGGGTATGAAATATTCGTGTCTCAGAGTCCTCCCCTTTTTCGTGGTGCTCTACAAATACCTTTTCATAGTCTTTATGCGATAGTCTTTTAATACTTGAATCATAAACAATCTTAGCTGGCTTAACCATGTAGTTAGGAGTCCAAGTTATTACTGTTCTTGAAGCAGGTAGTTTCCTTGTCGTATATTCTACTTCAGTAGCGTCTCTGGTAATATAGGTTCCCTTTTTAACATCGGGGAATAGGGATTTAGTATCCTCGCAAGGAACAGAGTTACACCCCATTGCTTTTCTACAAGCCTTAGTACATGAGTATTTAGTCTTTTTCATTTGCTAACTCCAATAAAATGTCACCATGACAAGCTGATGGTTTACACCAACAGGCTAATGTCTTTCCTTTTAGTTCTGATAAAGAACCTAATAACAATGGCTGAGTAAGAATCCATTGTCTGTATCTTTCTACCGCTTCTTCTCTAGTATACTCCCCTAATGAAAAAGGATTACCCCATTTAGAAGGTCTTCCAATATACACATCGAAAGGTTCTTTTTTACAGTGTACTACTTTCATTTAAGTCTTGCTGCTTCTCGTTCAGCAATCTCAGTCATTATTTTTAATGAACCTGCTCGTTCATAAATACGTTTAAGCCTATCAAAGTACCAGGGCTTACGTTTACGTTGAAAAGCATCAACCCATAAGAAGTGAAGAAGATCATAACTCATATCATATAGATCTTCTTTATCTGTTTTAACTACTAAACGTTCTTTAGGTTCTAAGATGGTCTTCCCATTTTCCCAATCAAATCCAGATCTCGTACTCTTAATCCCTGTGTTTGCAATAGGTCCAATCGAAGGAGAAGACAAATGAATAATAAGTTCGTTGTCTAGTTCTCTTTCCATATTATGAATTGAATCTAAGAATTCTCTAAGGGTCATTTATTCCTCCACAGCTTCGTAAGTAGCTTCAAAAATATCTGGTTTACATGGGTATAGTTCACCCTTCACGCCTTTTATAATCCAGTCATTTTGAGTGGCAATCATAACGCCTTCAAGTGTAGGTATAGCCATTCGTATAAGTCCATCTGAATGTTCCATTCCCTCTGGTTTATTATTGGCCAACCCGCCAACTCCAGCGAAATCACACATTTCGGACCAAGTATCCCATCTTAATTGAACAGCTTCTATTACTACTGGTTTCTTTCGGAATTTCATTTATTCCATCCAAGCCATGAACAAGGCAATACCTAAAAGAATAAAGGGCATAGGTTGAAGCTGGGTCATATCTAGCACCATGCTGATAAGTCCATACCACATTGCCATATTCATTAGATGGGTTTTAAAACGATATTTATTAAAGCTCATTTTACTCTCCTACAGGAGTCTTAGTTGTTTCTTCTGTGTATCTATCAGCAATCATTTTCATTAAATCAGGGTTACGATATTCAAAGTTATCAGGAATGTTAAGACAAACTACTGGCTTATTTGTACGTTCAACTAATTCTTGTTGCTGAGTCTTAGTCATACAAACAATCTCATCTGCCCAAGACAAAAGAACCTCGTCTACAGGAATCAAAGCAAAGTCAGGTTCAATCCCTGCTGCTCGTGTGTTAAATCCAAACGGCTCTTGTGAAAGTACTACCGCTGCTGTAGGAGAGCGTAATAGCCCAGCACTACATACACATAACACCCGTTTATAATTTCCCTGATATTGATTTTTAGAATTTGCTAACCTGTTCATAGTACTCATATATACTCCTATCTAGATAAAAATGTAGCTGATATTTTAGCTGCCCATTGTACAAATTCTTTTAAAGTTCTATCTTTTTTAGACATATTACAATGTTTACAACAAGGTACTACATTTTTTATTAAGTATCCTTTTGTATTATCAACTCTGTCTATTCCATTATACCTTAATTCACCATTTTTATTATTTTTAAAAAATACATTAGCTGGAAGTGAATTACAATAAAAACATTTATTACTTATAAGCTCTTTAAATTCTGTTTCAGATAGTTTAAATTCTAAGTTTCTTTTTCTAGCTTCAGATCTATAAGAGTAAAATAAAGTATTAAAAGCAGATACTCCTTTACCTTTAGAACGAAATAGTGTTCCTGTTAGCTTTGCCTTTTCTTTTTGAAGGCAACCGCAAGACTTTGTTACTCCTGTTTTTAAAGAACTACTTATTACTGATTTAATATTTCCACATTCACAAGAACAAAGCCAAAGTCTATTATTTCTTTTAGATCCAATATCTTTTAATGCTGTGAGCCTCCCAAATTTTAAACCAATAAGATTATTAACTGGTTTCATTTGTCCTCACTATCTTTCCATAAAGCTTGTAAGAAAGCAAACTTAACATCTGTCTTAAGTAGCTTTTTCATAGCTGGAATATCATTCCTGATCTTTAAGAGTTTATAATAGTGTTTTGTAAACCCATTCAGTTTTAACCAGTCTAAAAAGGTTAGGGCTTTTCTTCTGGGCATATCATTCTTTCTAACTGGATTAAATTATGGATTCGTTTGTACTTCTGACCCTCTTCTGTATTGTTATATGGTTGATCCATAAGTACAATACTTTCTAAAGGCAATCCCGCCTTCTCAGCATCCTTCAAATTCTTAATAGCATCATCCACAAAGAAGTCAGGTTTAAGTTGTTTCAATACTTGTCTCTTACCTCTAGGAGCGTAGACTATCTTAGACAAAGGGATCTTATTTAATATAAAGGACATCTCTGTATGACCTTTAAAGTTTGAGTGTCTAGCTGTTACGAAAATAATCTCATGCCCTGCCTTAAGTATATTATCAATGGCTGTTCTTACTCCTTCAAAAGGTTGAAGTGTAGCATACCCGCCGCTGTTTTCGAAATACTCAAGACTCTCATGAGGCATGAACGATGTAATGTCTTCAACTGTGACTCTAGTGCCTCTACGAAGGTTATGTACCCTCAAGAACTGCTGCATGAAGTCAAAGACTACTCCGTCTATATCTAACGCTATTCTAAGTTTTTTCCTTCACTCTCTTTTCGTTCAGTGTACTCCAAAAGGAAGATAAATGCAAGAAAGTCTTCCCAAACCCCTGGAGCTAAAATATAAGTATCTGTTTTAAAACATACTTTTGTGGGGCTAATATATAACTTGTTCAAGCAATACTCAGTTTCTGAGAGCTTGTGAAAGTCATATGTCGGATACTCCCAGCTATAGGTAATCTCCGTCATTAGTTCCTTAAAGGACTTTATGACGTGTTGCTTATGCTCCTGAGCTTCCGAATCCATCTGTTCCTCGTTCTGTTTCACTTAACTCTGTGGCTCCTATGGCTTCAATGTAAGGGATGGGGATAATTACCAGTTGCCCAATCTTATCTCCTTGATTATACCTAATAGGGTAATCATGTAGAACTTTAAACCTTAAAGCAATCTCTCCACGATACCCACTATCAATAACTCCAACTGCATTGGCTAGGCTTAACCCAGTCTTACTAATGCTAGATCTAGGAAATACTAATCCCACATAGCCGTTGGGAATCTCAACTGCCAATCCAGTTCTATATTCTCTATACTCAGCATGTCTAGGAGTTGATCCTGTAGTTTCTTCAACTTTCATAACTCCGCTATCAATGGCAGTTAAATCTAAACCTGCATCTCCTGCTTTTGCGTAAGAAGGTAACACAGCTAGTCTATCTAGTATCTTGAACTTTACTTGCATACTAAATCCTCCAAGGTATCATCGAAGATAACACAGTTATCAAAATTGAAAATCTCTTTAGTTATTTCTTTCATTTGTTGAAAGTCTAAGAATCCGTCTTCTCCAGGTACATCGCATTCTAAAATAGTATCCCCAGTAAGTACTTCTCCTTTGTCTACTCTAAACCCGCCATGTCTAAAACGAATATAGTAATAAGTTCCATCTTCTGCCCAAGCATCCCATTGTGATGGGCACATTGTACAAGTTCGGATTATCTTAGCGATTTTTATCACTTAGTCTTTCCATCTCTTTAATAACTTTATTAAGTCTCTTTTGTACTAATTTAGCCTTATTAAGACCGAAGTAAATACCGCCATAACAATCTGATCCTTCACTAAGTCGCCCAAGAGTAAACCCTAATCCTTGGGCGTATCGTCGTTTACCTTTGGGGCCTACCACTATCTTTGCCCTAAAGATACTCATTGAATGAAACGAACCAGTTGTGGCCTTATAATGCATTTACTGCTTTTCCTTTTTAATGAGCATTCTGATTCCTTGGATCTGTCCATTCTTTTTATTCTTAGCGGTAACTAACTTATTCCCGTTAGGAAAGCTCACGGTCTTAAAAGAATCCATATCCAGGTCATCTACTTCGATTCCTGCGATATCTTCGTGGGTATACTCTTCTGTTTCCTTTACGAAGGTAGTTACAACTTCGTTTTTCTTTTCTGTCATAAATGCCTCTGTTCCTTTAAACAAGACCACAAGTGCGTCTGTTAGTCTCCCCATATTAGACCTCAACAAGTTCGTATCGGTAGACACTTCCATTTACACCTAGATCTCGTAATACAAAAGGAGCACCATAATATAGTTCTTCTTTGGAATTAATTATGTAACCCCATTCATCTAGTTTTTTAATTGCTATCTTCTCTGCTTCAGATTGCCTAATTACAGATCCTAAAGCTGAAGGGAATTCAATTAGCATCGTTCTTTTCTCAGACATATTATCTCCTTAAATTAACTTTGATTTGTACCATGTGCTCCATTCTCTATTTTTGTAGAGGGAGACACCTTAATAAATTCTACCTTATTTTGAAACTCTGTTAAATTAGAAGCTCCTACATATGTAAAGGCTGATCGTAAACCGCCCTCAATATCTTTTAAAATAGGAACTACTGGACCTTTATAAGGTATTTTAATTTCAACACCTTCTGAAGTTTTCCAACCATTACCAAATCCACCTGAAGCAGATCCTTTATAGATCTTAAAGCAAGTAGCTGGTCCGATATCCCACACTACACTTCCATGAACAGGATCAATATAAGAATGATCTCCACCATCATTAATTACTTCTCCTGGGGTCTCTTGTGTACCGGCCAACATCCCACCAAGCATAACTGCCTTTGCCCCAGCTCCAAGAGCCTTAGCAATATCTCCTGGGGTTTTCATTCCCCCATCAGCGATAATAATTCTGTTAGTGTTCTTGGCACAATCAAGGATAGCTGAGAACTGTGGAACACCTACACCTGTCTTAACCCTTGTGGTACAAACTGATCCAGGGCCAATACCAACTTTATAAGCATCAGGTTGTTCTTTAAACGTTAATCGGTTTGTGAAATCATTAATACTTCTGCTTGTGGCAAAGTTACCTACTATAATATAAATCTCATTACCAAATTTAGACCTGAGCCATTTGACTTGATCTACAACTGCTTGTTGTGCCCCATGAGCAACATCTACACAAATTACGTAAGCTCCTGCATCTACAAGAGCTTGTGCTCTCTCTTTCTCTCCATCGGAGATACCAACAGATACCCCAGATTCAGGATGAGAATTAACCCAAGCTTCTATGTTCTCTTGGATAGTCATGAACCTATGTAGGATACCCATACCCCCTGCATATCTCATAGCCTTAGTCATATATGGTCCAGTTATAGTTTCCATGTTAGCGGAAATAACTGGAATAGTTAGTTCACCAATTCCTTCTCCTAATTCAACGGATAAGCTTACTTCTTTTCTACTGCCCAAAGAACTAAACTTAGGTTCAATTAAAACATCGTCAAACGTAAGAGCTGTTTCATTAATCATTTTTAACTTCCTTCACCAAATGTTCTAGTGTATATATTACATGAGGTTTGAATAGTCTGTCAACAAAATTAATAGGTACAAGATGGGTAGACCCTGGTATCTGATTAAGGGCACCATTTAATATAGCTATCTTGTACATCCATTTTTCCCAGTTAACCCCTAAGATCTTGATATAATGTCCTTTTCTACCAAGGAGGGTTTGATACATTAGCTCAACTCCAAGACTAGTTTTATCTTTAGATTTAAACTCAAGTATAAATCCTAGCTTATATAAAGGCTCTACTTTTGATGATTCCGACATATACGTAAGTAGTTAATAAGTAAAGTGTTTTGTATTGCCTTTATATTAATCTGATGAAAGCTTTCAAATACATTTCCACCAAAATGATGTACAGAAGTGTTACTTCCTGTATGATGTATATGACATAAAGGAATAGCACTGTAGTCTGATCCTTTAACTCCAGTACCTCCAGTATCCATATGGTGGGCATGGGAATTACCAGCTCCACAAATAATACAAGGCACATTACGAACGAAGTTTAAATAATCTTCATCTCTATCTAAAACTGTCTTGTCATACTTTACACCCTTTGATAATGGGTTATCGGTAGTTAACAGTTTTTTAAATCTCTTAATACCCTTAGAAATATAGATTTCAGGTATCTCAGTAGTACCAGCATCTTCTTTAGCTACTTGAGTCATATTAAAAAGAACTGCACAATAAGGAGTACAGAATTTACCTAGTCCCAGTTTACTTTGAATAGGGACTTCTATAACCTTACCACAGTTCTTACAATTTTTTACTGGCTTCGGAACTTTCATTTATCTTCCCAATCAGTTCATTCATTAACGTTTCGTTCTCTGCTACATTTTCAACAGCAGCATTTCTTCCTTGACCTAGTTGCTCACCATTGTATTTGAACCAAGCTCCACTCTTTTCTACTATGCCTAGTTCAGTAGCAAGGTCAAAGATATCTCCCATGACATCTACACCTCTTCCATACATAAGTGGAAACGTGGCTTTAGTAAAAGGCGGGGCCAGTTTATTCTTTACAACCTTAACAATCATGTTATGGCCTATAACTTTATCTTTCTCTTTAAGTTGCTCTCCCCTTCTAACTTCTAGTCTAAGGGAACAATAGAACTTAAGGGCATTACCTCCTGTAGTGGTTTCAGGATTACCAAACACAACACCAATTTTCATGCGTACTTGGTTAATCCAAATAAGGGTAGTATTCGTTTTAGATACAACCCCTGTGAGTTTCCTACAAGCCTGAGACATTAGACGAGCTTGGACACCCATATTTGAGTCTCCCATGTTCCCTTCTAATTCGGCTTGTGGGGTTAATGCTGCTACCGAGTCAACAACAATAACCCCCACATCGCCACTTCGGGCCAATTTCTCTACAATTTCGAGTCCCTGTTCTCCTGAATCAGGCTGAGATAAGAGCAATTCCTCCGTCTTAACGCCGAGAATCTTGGCTAAACGTAAGTCTAGCGAGTGTTCAGCGTCTACATATGCTACTACATCCCCTCGTCGTTGAGCTTCCGCTACCACATAAAGTGCCAGCGTAGTCTTCCCTGTAGATTCTGGTCCGAAAACTTCAACCATTCTTCCTTTAGGAAACCCACCAATACCAAGAGCACGATCAAGACTAAAGATTCCTGTGTTAATAACTTCGGTTACTGGAGGATCAGTATCCCCCAATAGCATGATAGATCCTTTACCAAAGTCTTTTTCAATGGCCTCTTTAAGTTCTTTAAGCTTCTTCGTCGTTGCCATCTGGATCTTTCCTCACAAAGTTAGTGTCTAAATACTTCTTAACTCTATACGAGCTGTAAGCAGCTACCACTAAACCAATAAGCATTGGAATGAACTGGCCTGTAAATAACATTACAGCTGCCAATCCTGCGTTGAAAGCTACTAATACTAGATCTAAAATCATATTTACCTTATCTTGGAAAGTTCTCTAGCATTTACTGATTCTGTTCTAACAGCATCTAGAGCTTGATCCCATGTTGTTTTTTCATTTAAAGCATCCATCATTTGTTGATGTGCGTCATCCCAATGACCTACAAACTCTTCCCATTCCTTGTCAGCTCTTGCCATGTCCTTTAAGTCATCTCTAGTCCAGGTTCTTTTACCTTCTGGAATAGGGGTATTCTCTCGAATACGTTGCATAATCCTAGCTAGTTTAATATCAGACTTACGTTCAAAGCTGCCGTATACTGCACTAGCATTAGCCCAAACCTTACCGGCTTCATATCTCTTATTAACAATATCAATAAGATTAGGGGGATTGTTTACGTCTATTGGCGAATATCTATCTACTTCGTTTTCATTCATAGGCCACCTTAAAATGTGTAATACATTGATTTATAAACCATCACGATCAAATTCCATACTACCACTGATGCAAGTAATATGCAAGATAATTTGTTAAGATAATACTTCTTCTTTCTGATAGCATACGCGCAACCAGCTAGAACTACAGCCATTTTAAAAGTAAAGAAGGATAAGGGTCCGATATCTAAGAAGAATTTCATAAGTGGGTTCTTCTCTTCTAACCCCATCTTACCTACTAGAAGTAGGGTAAGTAGGGCATCTACAAAGTTAAAGTAGATAGCCCCGATTACCCATCTCCATTCCTCTTTAGGTATTAGGCTCGTTGTTCCCGTTACCTTGTTTTCTAAAGTTTCTAAAATCCTTTTTACCACGGACTCTGAATTCCTTCCAGTATACTTTCTTATCCAAGACCAACTGTTTGACATACTTTTGGTTATGCGACAAATGACTTTTTCCACTCTTAACCTCAATAAATGTTATCCCATCTTTATCAAACGCAATATAATCAACAGGTTGTCCTAGCCACCTCAAACGTTTAGGATCATGATTACCCATCAAAAAGGGAGCCAATGTTTCAGCTATATGCCCTGTCCTAATCTCTGAGGACTTCTTTTGACTTAAGATTGTTCTGTTACGTTCAATCTCCTGATCCAACTGATTCTTTAATATTGTAGCTTGTTCCTTAACCTGTGTCAACTCTGTTTCTTTATTAGACAGTAAGGATTCAAAATGTCCTAACTGTGCATGTAGAGCTTTTACTTCATACTGTGTTCTGTTTTCCGCTTCTTCATTTATTGGAGGTGCTTTCTTAAAAAGATCGCTCCTCTTGTAGACCACATAAATTAGAATGGCTACAATTGCAGCAACCCCTAGAAAAGACCAATACATAATACCTCCTTTATTTTAAGAGATATCTTTTAGCTCTATTTAAAAGCTCAGGATCATCTCTAAATTTACCTAATCCTACATTACAACTATCACATAACAATCCTCTTATCTTATTCGTTATATGACAATGATCTACTGCTAACATCTTTATATTTCCATTACTATGTTTAGCAGTTTCTTTTTTCTTACAAATAGCACATTCATTCTCTTGTAAGTTTAAAAGTTTATCATACTCTTTCTTGGTTTCTTCCCAAGTTAGGTTAGGCCAAAACTTATATTTTAATCTTTTAAACTTTGATTTAGATAAGTTATTGTAGTAATGTTTTTTATTCTTTAGTCTATTTAACTTCTTACCATGTTCAGTTTTAATATACTTAGAATGATATTTATTAAAACATTGTTTACAATTGCCTTGATAACCATCTTTCTTACTTGAATTCTTCGCAAAATCTTTTATTGACTTTGTTACTTTACATTCATAACACTTTTTACTTAACTGCATGTGCTGCATAGCCTATTGCCAATCCAGCCCCAATTGTAAGTAACACCCCTAAAGTGATATATAGAAATTTACTCTTATTTTCCTGTTTGAGAGTTTTAAGAAGTTGGTCTTCTGATTGAAGCCAAGCTTGTCTATAACGGTCTTCAATTTGCTTATGCAACTCTATTTGAGTTTGCAAATGCTCAAGTGAATCCTTAGACAAACTAAGTTCCTTCTTTAAGTAATCTGCTTCAATTAAATGAAATCTTATTTGTTGTTCCTGTGGTACCGTGAAATACCAACCATCCTCTTTAGGAGTAAATGGTTTTCCTGCTTCTAATTTAATAGGAGCATTCGTTGCAGGTTTGTTTTCCTCTGCATAAACCCCTGTACTACTTCCTAGTACGAGTGTACCACATAGTAGTACGGCTAATAATCTCTTCATTTTCCTATCGCTCCTTCTAACATAGTATTGTAGAAATCTCTTGTGGTAGTTTCTACCGCAGCAGATTCAAAAGAGACTATGTACTCCTCTGATATAGTTTCACTACCTTCTACAAGACAGGATTCTATTCTAACCTTATTTAATGAGAACAAGTATTTGTTAATGCTCTTATTAATAATATGAATCTTGTTAAAGGTGTCTCCTACACCAAATGCAAAGATAGCTCCTTTTTCAGCAAATACATCAGATGAAGTTTGTCTATTAAGAACTAGCCCTCCAATAGGTTTACCCTCTTCCAAAGCATAACGAAGCTTAAAGTTATTAAAGTCCGTATGTCGTTCTTTGTCAGTAAAGACAGAGATGTATTCTGGAGCTGGATCAAAGGCTACCTTTATAGATCCTGATGTATCTACGCTAACAGGATACTGTATCTGATAGGGAGGAATACCAGCAGGAATTCCTATATTAGGATTATACAATTGATTGTAATTACCTACATTCAAATCCACTATATTTCCTACCTGAAATTGATTAACAGCATGGGGATCTGGTGTGTGTAAAAATATCTCATCACCTGGATTGGGTATAATCCCTTGATTAGGATTTATAATAGTTCCTGCCGATTGTCCAGGGTTTGATATAGTATTATTCCCTTCACCTATTTTTAATCCACTACTTGAAGAGGTTTTCATAATAGTCTCTGATTTGCTCATCAGTAGCCTCCTTCACATTAATCTTTTGTCTCTTAAGCTCTTCGGCTAGTTCTACCATCTTCCGGTCATTGTCTTCTACTTGTCCTTCTTCAACAGCTAGACTTCTCTTAAGAACATCAACTTCATCTTCTACTCGTTTACGTCGAAAGAAAGCCTTTAATACTTCTGCTCTATCCATGTCTCGTAAGAATACCCCTACCGCTATTACAGCAATAGCTCCTACAATCATCCACCACTTATCTTTGAGTAGTTTCAACATTTTTAACGTCCTTCTCTTTTACTTTTAGAGGATTGACTACTATAGTCTCGTCCTGTTGAGTCTCTAAACCAAACAGAATAGATATAGGATCATCGCTAGGAGGTTTAGCTGTGTAGTATAAGTTATCTAAAACTCCATCTACAATTCCATATTCAGCTGCTTCTTCAGCAGTTAACCACCATTCCCTTAGAATTCTTTCTTCATATTCCTTAAGAGAAATTCCCATTTGTTCTGCAATATCCTTATTAAGAGTATCTAGATATCTGGACATAAACTCTACACGAGTCTTAATATGGGTTGCTGAATCTTTGACTCCATAACTGGCTTCATGAAACATAATGTTCGAGTACTTATGCATATAAGTCCTATGACAAAATGTTGCTAAGATAGCTGCCATAGAGAATCCTTCGGATTCAATTGCACAATATGTATTGATCCCTTTTTGAGCCTTGATTGATTTAATCAAAGTGATTAACTCAAACCCATCAACTACTGAACCACCAGGGCTATTGATAATGATAAAAATATTATCATTGCTGACTTCAGCAAAGCCTTTAATTTGATTCATAATAGCTTCTATATTATTAGTACGGACTGGACCTCTTAGCACAACGGTACGATCATTGTTAATTAAAAGGTTTACTTTCTTAACGGGTTTATTCCCCTTTAAGTCTGCCTTAACTCCGTCTGTTGCTTGGGCAGTTGTTATTGATAAGCCCATGCCAATCAACGTGGCCAGGGCGATTAAATACTTTCTCACTATTATTCTCCTTGTGGTTCAGTTTTACCGTTTGCTACTTTTGCATCCGTATACTTACGTGCTGTATATGCAGCTAGGCTAGGTGTTAAAATCGCAGCATCAATTAACGCTACGCTACTTAAAAATTTAGAATCATTTAGTATCCATGCGGCTACTAAAGACGCCGTTGTAAATAATATGGTAAAGAGAAAGCCTGCTGCTGCAAGAGTCAACATAGTATCCTTTTCACCTGTTCTAGGATGTTTAATCCACATTATAATTTTCCTTTCTTTTATTAAAGACTGTCGCTATAATCTTCAAACCTAGAGAGCTGATCTGATCTTAAATCATTCTCTTCGTCTTTAGCTGTCTTTAATTCTTTTATTAAATTAGTTAATTTATTGATAGCTCTGGATATAATCATCCCTGCTAAAACCATAGCTACTGAAACGATAAGAGTATCTTCAGTATGATTAAGTTGTTGGAACATCTATGGCTCCTTTTGCTATAATAAACTTTGTACAAGAGTTAGGCTCTAAAGAAAGCCAACCCATGCAAACTCCTAAAGCATCTGCTAGATCGCTTGGAGTAGTCTTTGATTTACCATCAATATTAGATACCATCTTTTCAGGTAGTTTAATCTTTAGTAGCTCTTCGATCTTTGCCTTTGTAGGATCTTTAAAAGCTAGTTTACCTTTCTTAGTAGTATCTTTCTTAATTTCAAGTGCTGCTCTCCAACTTTGAGGGGGGATTAAATAGAACCCCATAGGCGGCATTACTTCAAAACAAGAAGCTTTAGCAGCTCCTGTTGCTTCAGAAACTACTTGTGTACCCATTCCTGAATGAGGATTAGTAAAGTATTGTTCAGCTACAATATCTTGAATTCTATATTGAACGTAGGCCACATCTACAATGAATTCCTGTAGATACCTATACTTTTGACCATGAGGCCAATCCTTACCAAACCACAGTACACCTGCCTTATGGATAGTAGCTACCTTCGTTGCTCTACACATACTAGCAACTACATATCCTGTGCATGTACTGGAGATATCAAGGAACAGTGCCCTATCATCTCCTAAATATTCTGTTGTCATTATCTCTTTCTCTTACCATAGACGTTGTGTAATTGCTTATACAACTCTTTGCTTTCGGTAACTATTACGGAAGCCTCGTCTGTATTTTGAAGACATTTTCTAATTGAATCTGTCTCTTCTCCTTCAGCTAGGTCTCCTGAATCAACCCATTCAATATCTCTCATAGCTTGTGCAACTTTTCTCAAGTGCTTTACAAAAGCTTTTCTAAGAGGGGTTTGTGCTCTACGAGACAACTGATCTGCTGTCTCATCGAACTTTATGAACGCATAATCATATGATCCACCACTCATGTTATCTACTCCTTTTTGGTACATTGTCTAACCAAATTGCATCATCGTCTTTGTTGTTTTTGTACTTACGAAATTCTTGTATCTTGCTTTTACGGTCTCGAAATACTTTAAAAATATCGGCAAAGGTTTTATCATAGACTTGAGAAGCAATGATTAATTCTCTCAAGTAGGCTAAAGTAAGACCTTCAGATTCTTTAATAATAGATTCACTTACATCTATTCCTAGTTTAGCTTTTAAATAAGCCTTTTTAGTTTCAGCCGAAGGCAACCCTACCTCATACATACTATCAAATCTACCTGGTCTATCAATTAGATTCGCAGGGATATGTTGAGGATAATTAGTTGTTCCCACAATAAGACAACCATTAATACTATTCTCCCCATCTAGGAAAGAGAGTACAGATTCCCCACGGTATTGGGTAAATTCCTCAAACACTAGGATCAAAGGAACATCCGTTACCATGCTCTCAATCTTTTTAATGAGCATTAAGGATTCTGGACCAAAGATAATCCTGGCCTGATACTGGAACTTTCTCGTAATGTTTTCAATCAACATTGTTTTACCAGTTCCAGGAGGACCGTATAAAAGAATCCCTCTCTTATGTAAGAGATTAAGTTTCTTATAATCTTCTTTCTTTTTTAAGAATATATCAATGTCAGTAGAAATATCTCCTGTGTGTCCAGTCAATTCAATATATTTATCCGTACAGAAGGTATAAGGCTTTAGGCCCCAAGCTCCCCCTGGCATTAATTCAAATTTAAAAGCCCCTTTTGGTAATTCAACTTTAGGAAGAGTGTTTCGTTTTTCAATTATTTCGTCCACTGATGTAATAAACTCGGCTAAGAAAGTTCCATTTGGGAGTATTTCATACTCACTCAATAGATCTTTACTATCTGGAGCATTAAGAACTTTCAATATCTGCTCTTCAGAAATTACTCTGTGTTCTGTTTTTTGATAAGTCTTTTTAATATGCATTGTTTTGGAGAGAGTATACCACTCCATTTGTGGGTCATAAACCCAAAATACTGGATTGTCGGAAGGAACCTCTACTTCATCATCTTCCAAATCAATATCTGTTAACCTCTCTGCATCTCGTAAATTCATTTCGCTCCTTTAATCATTCTTCCTTGCCGGTCTCTCTTACCTTCTTTTATATCCTCAAATAACTGAACTAAGTCTGCATGTGCATGACAATACCCATAATCCTCGTCATCTCTAGGCTGTAGCTCGTTATTCTTTTGAATTATACCAAGTATTTCATCAATTGTCAAGCTTAAAGATTT